TCTTGGTGCTAATACAACAGCCAGTGACAATACAGCAGTAGGTGCTTTTGCTCTTGATGCAAACACCACAGGAGATTCAAACGTAGCTGTAGGTAAAAGTGCTTTAACAACTGCCACAACAGCAGACGATAATACGGCAGTAGGCTTCTATGGTTTGGCAGCTCTTACTACAGGAGCAGGAAACGTAGCAGTTGGTAAAGATGCTGGACAACTTATAACTACAGGAAACTATAATGTAGCAATAGGTCTTGATGCTTTAGAAAGTGCTACTACAGCTGCTGATAACGTTGCTGTAGGTTACTATGCTCTACAAGCCAATACAGGTTCAGGAAATACAGCAGTTGGTCGAAGTGCTATGGCTGCCAATACATCAGGTGAGACTAATGCAGCATTTGGTTATCAATCTTTAGATGCTAATACTACAGGAGGTAGTAATACATCTATAGGCTATCAAGCAATGACTGATAATACCACAGGCTCATCAAATGTTGCTGTAGGTAAAAATGCTATGTCAAATAACGAAACAGCAGATTATAATGTTGCAGTTGGTTTCCAAGCCTTGTTTACTAATACTACAGGTGCCAATAATGTTGCTATAGGACATAATGCTTTAGTAAATGCAACTACAGCTAGTAATAATACAGCAGTAGGGCAACAAGCAGCAGACGCTATAACTACAGGTGACCTTAACGTAGCAATCGGTAAAGATGCTATGGGAACAAATACAGTTGGCGACAGAAACGTAGCTATAGGAGCTAATGCTTTACAAGTTTATAACCCATCTACTAATGAAGATGGCTACAACGTAGCCATAGGTTTAAACTCTATGATTGCTACTACAACAGGGAAACAAAACACTGCTGTAGGTGGTCTAAGTTTAGGAGCCAATACCACAGGTGATGGTAATACAGCTATAGGCTACATAGCTTTAGAAGCTAATACCACAGGTGCAACAAACACAGCAGTAGGTCAAGAAGCTCTACAGAAAAATACTACAGCAAGTAATAACTCAGCTGTTGGATATCAAGCCTTAGAAGAAAATACTACAGGAGCATCAAACACAGCTCTTGGTGGTTTAGCTTTAGCAGCAAGCACTACAGGAGATAGAAATGTTGCAGTTGGTTATGCTACTTTAGATGCTAATACAACAGCTTCCGATAATGTAGCTGTAGGATCAGCAGCATTAGGAGCCAATACCACAGGTGACAGAAACGTAGCAGTTGGTAATTATTGTTTAGATGCGAATACAGTTGGCGATAGAAACGTAGGTATAGGGTATGGTGCATTAACTGCATATAACCCAAGTACCAACGAAGACAGCTACAACGTAGGTGTTGGTTATGCTGCTTTATATACGAACACTACAGGTAAATACAATACAGCTGTTGGTGGACTTGCACTTGACGCAAATACTACAGCATCCTACAACACAGCACTGGGTTATAACAGTTTATCTACAAATAGTACTGGTGCATCAAACACAGCTGTTGGATTTGGAACCTTACAAAATGCAACAACTGCTGCAAACAATGTGGCGATTGGTGGTGCAGCAATGCAAAGTAATACCACAGGAGCTCACAATACAGCTGTTGGTACTTACGCACTTGATGCTAATACTACAGCAGACCAAAATACTTCAGTTGGCTATGGTTCTTTAAGTGACTGCACTACAGGAGCTAATAATACTGCTATGGGAGACAGAGCAGGAGAAAATTTAACAACAGGTTCAAACAATACTTTTATAGGTAATTTAGCTGGAGGAGTAGGCACAGTAACAGGTAGTGATAATACTACTCTTGGTACTAGTGCTGGTAAAAACTTATCAAGTGGCAGTAACAATCTTTTATTAGGGCATGATGCAGGTCTATCTGGAAGCCCAGGTGGACCTATAGATACTGAATCTAATGAGATTGTACTTGGTGATGAAAATATTACAGCAGCACACGTTCAAGTAGATTGGACAGTAGCCTCAGATAAGAGAGATAAAACAGACGTAGAACCTATGCCAATGGGATTAGACTTTGTTAATAAGTTAGAGCCAGTTACCTATAAATGGGATAAAAGAAGTAACTATGTAGAAAAAGGTGAAGACTTTAACCACATAGTTCCAGATGGTTCACATAAAGAAGATTGGCTAGATGTTGGATTTTTAGCACAAGATATTGAAAAACTAGAATCAGAATATGGTTATAACATACCTGACAAAAGTAATCTTACAACAACTTTAAGTGATGACGGCAATCAATATGGTTTAAAATATAATAAGTTTGTACCGATGTTAGTTAAAGCTGTACAAGAATTATCTGCACAAGTTGAGGAGCTGAAAGAAAACTCTCATACTCCTAAAGACTTACCAGATTTGAAAGGTTACAATGAATTGATCGCAAGAATAGAACTTTTAGAAAAGGAGGAAGAAAATGGCAGTTAGTAAAGCAATTGTAAGATGCATTCCGTATGAAAACTCATCTAGTAAAGTAGATAAGTGGGATATAGAAATGAAGTATGAAAATGATAGTGAAGGTGATTCTACTTATTACACTACTACTTTCAGTATTGTTGTTCCACAATTAGATGACGATGGTAATGCAAACTTTACACTTAAAGCTAAAGGTAGTTGGAGTAATGCTAATCTAGTAGCAATATGTCCTGTATCTCAATGGGATGCAGTATTTGCTAGTCAAGTAGATAGTGTTATTACAAACCCACCAGCAGTAAGCTCACCAGATAACGAATTTAGCGTACCTAGTTAATTAATGTTAGAACAACAATACGAGGTACACGTAATGCCATCTGTGTTCGTGCTAGAAACAACTATGCCTCAAAACATGATTGATTCTGTAAACGAGTACATGGATGAGTATAGAGAAAAGAAAGATAAACAATCTTTAAAACACACACTGGTTGGTCAAATACATAAAGGTGAGCAATTGTTATTAGACCACGAAGATGAGAGAATGATTGAGTATAATCATTTTATTTGTAATTTAGGAGCTGAGTATATTAACCACTTCGCTAGTTCAGGAGCTGGTACAAAACTTAAAAATCCTAAACAAGTAATGATAGATGAGACTTGGTCAGTGCATAGTTACGATGGTGATTACAATCCTATACATGATCATGGCACTAAAACAGTAATGGGAATATCTACTACTGCTTGGACTAAAGTTCCAGAACAAATAGGAGCTAAAGCAGAAGCTAACACACCGACATATTCGTTGTATAACGAATCTGGACATAGTGATGGCTGTATAACATTTCAATATGGAATGAACTCGGTACTTGATACAGAAAGATTAAGACCAGCACAATCCTTTGTAATGACACCAGAAGTAGGTAAACTATTAGTATTTCCTTCTTGGCTACAACATATGGTGTATCCGTTTAAAGGAGAAGGAGAAAGAAGAACAATAGCTTCCAACTTAAATTGTTGGGATATATTGCAACAACCTGAGGAGGTTAGTAATGGCGAAAGCAAATGAGAATTCTATTGTCATAGATGACAAAGAATATAAAGAATCAGAATTATCTGATAAACAAAAATATTTTGCTAATCAAGTACAAGACTTGAGAAGCAAAAAATCAAGAATTCAATTTGAGCTAGACCAGATCATGGCTAGTTTAGATGTATTCAATAGAGCACTTTTAGATTCTTTTAAGGAACAATCTGAAGAAGTGTTAGAGAAATCTGAAAAACCTGAAGGAGGAGAATAGTATGGATTTAATAGTAAATATAGTAGCTTGGGTAACAGCTATAGTAACGTGTAGTTCAATAATAGCAGCAATAACCCCAACACCTAAAGACGATATATGGATTGGTAAACTGTATAAGTTTATTGATCTATTAGCTTTAAACATAGGAAAAGCTAAAGAAAAATCAAGTGGTGGGTAATATGAGTTTTTGGGATAAAGTAGCAGATTTTTTTGGATGGGTGAAAGTTAGAACCCGTGATAAACACGGCAGATACATAGCTGATGACAAAGCCACACCAGAAAATGAAGCGTATAAACGTGTACATAAAAGCCTAGCACCTAAATCAAAAAAGGTTGTTAAAAAGAGAAAAAAGAAATAATATGGATAACCAAGAAAACGACCACTCTATAAAAAAGAAAATAAACTTAGAAGTAGAAGTAGATGCCATCAGTGTCGAAAAAAGTGAAAACCCTTATCAGCGTTGGGTTCACTTAGCTAAAACAATAGACGCTTGGCGAATTTTTCCTCGAATATTTGTAACTGTCTACATAGTTTTATTATATAGAGTGGTCATTTGGTTTATGGATCTTTCTGAACCAAACCTAGAACAAGCAGGACTAGTTTCTATTATTGTTGGAGCAATGGCAGCAGTTTTTGGAATATACGCTGGAACGTCTGGTCAAAGTAAAAAGTTTAAAGGCGAAGACTAGTGGATGTTTTTAGTCTGATAGGTGAGTTAGGTCTTCCTATAGCGAGTGGGATTATTATGGGGTATTTTATATTCCTCATAATGAAACAACTTATGGGAGGGTTAGTTTCAGAAATTAAAACGGTAGAGTCTATTTCTAAAATGTTAATAACTAGAGCCTCTATCATGAACAACGATATTATTAGAATAGATACAAGTGTTTCTTCTGCTTTAAATATCCCACCTGATTTAGATAGGATAGCTAGAGCAGAAAACTTTGTAGAAGATGGGAAGATAGACGCTAGGAGAGATTAGTGGACATAGTCCAGGTTGTTTCAGATTTTGGATTTCCTGTGGTTATGGTTATTGGTTTAGGCTACTTCGTTTATTATGTTTGGATAACTATAACCAAAACCATAGACCCAGCTGTGCAAGAAATGAAAACAACTATTATAAGACTAACAGATCAACTTAGGCTTTTAGACCAAGATATGATAAGATTAAAAGAAAAGGTTAATACTGTTTTAAAATTAAATGAAAATGAAAGGAAAGGTAAATGATTAAAGTGTCTGTTATTTTATTAGTTTTTATAGGCTTTACACAAGCAGATGAGATAGTACATCAGTTTAAGTCCCCTAGTTTTAGTGGGATAAACACAAGTTCTCATTATCTTACGATAGAGAACCAGGAATTTAACCGTAAAGAAGCTATTGAAGCAGAAATAAAAGCCTATCAAGAAGAACTAGAAAGAGACGCAGAAAACACTACACTAGCTAGGTTTATTAGGAACTTAGAGAGCAGAATCTATGCTCAACTTTCTAGACAACTGGTGGATGCATTATTTGGTGAAACTCCTTCAACCAGTGGAACACTTGAACTGATGGGTAACACCATAGAGTATGAAGTGTCAGAAGATGGAACAATGATAACCCTTACGGTAACAGACTCAAATGGTAACACAACTGAAATCACTATTCCTATCGGCTCTTTTACTTTCTAGTTGTAGTTTACTTGACATAGACAGAGACACAGCAGCAGAAAGATTTGAAAGCAAAACTGAAGATGAAGCCACACTATTTGACCTACAATCTACAGAACTAAAGAACGCACAAATACCAGCAGTAAGCCCGATAGTTGCTGTTTACCCAACTGCCTTCACAGATCAAACAGGACAAAGAAAAAGTAATAGTCAGTTTGCTTTATTTAGTACAGCTGTTACTCAAGCTCCTTACACTTTGCTTATACGTTCTCTCAAACACGCAGGAAATGGACAATTTTTTAGAGTTGTAGAAAGAATAGGTTTAGATAACCTGACAAAAGAAAGACAACTAATACGTTCAGCTAGAGAACAGTTTGAAACAGACGATGGTAAAAAACCTTTAATGCCTCTGCTTTTCGCAGGTGTGTTGTTAGAGGGAGCTGTGTTAGCCTATGACACAAACCTTGTTTCAGGAGGAATGGGAGCTAGGTACTTAGGCATAGGAAACAGTGTTATGTATAGAAAAGACACAGTAACTGTTAGTTTAAGAATGGTTTCTGTAGCCACAGGAGAAGTTCTTATAGAGGTTTCTGTGCAAAAAACAATATTTAGTTATGGTAAATCACAAGATGTGTTTAAGTTTATAGAAGCAGGCACAGAATTAGTGGAGATAGAAATAGGTTCAGCGAAAAACGAAAGTACAACAATAGCTCTAATGAAAGCAATAGAGACAGGAGTACTAGAAATAATCAATCTCGGATATGAAAAAGGTTATTGGGTTTTACAATCTGAAAATAATCAGGTAGAATGATTGTATTATGGAGATAAAGAAGAAGTGTATCCAACTTTTACTCTGCTTTGTTTCTTTATCTGTTTTTTCAACAGACAATGAAATCTATATAGATCAAAGTGGAGCTACTGCGAATATAGACCTAGAACAATTAGGTTCAGGTAATATTATTGGTGGTTTAGATTCAGTAGCAGGAACTTTAAATGCTTTTAATCTAAACGGTGGTAATCTAACTTTAGATATAAACCAAATCGGTTCTAGTAACCAGTTTTTAGGAGATATCTATGGAGATAGTATAACAGGGTTTTTTGAATTTGATGGAGACAGCAATGTTTTTACAATTCAAGCAGATCCAGATAATACTTACGGCATAGATAGTTCTAACTACAACGTAGGTGTAACAGGTAATTCAAACACATTTACACTAGACCACGGAACATCAGCAATGGCTTCAACACTTGATCTAGATTGGATAATAAATGGAGCAAGTAATGAATTCGATTTTGATATAAACTATGACTTAGCAACGAATTATGTAGATATTGACGGTGATAGCAACACAGTTAATTTCTCAGGTTCAGGTTATCAAGGTGGTTATTTTTACCTTGATCAAACAGGTGATAGTAGAACATTTAATATAACACAATCGAGTACGTTGGACAATGACTGGCTTAAGATTATTAGTTCTGGTGATAATGGCACTGTGTGTGTCATACAGAACGATGGCGGATCAAGCACAAGTTGTTGATAACATAGGTGACATATCTGAACTGAACGGTTCAGCAAGAGTTGTCAGAGATGAAGCTCTTACGGCTGAACTGGGATTACCTATACAATCAAATGACGAAGCTATCACCTCTAATGGTCGTATGGCTCTTACCTTTCTAGATGATTCTATAGTTAGGCTAACTGAACACTCTCAGCTTGTTATAGATGAGTATATCTATGACCCGAATCCATCTAAATCTAAAATGGCTATCAAGTTTACGCTTGGTACAGTTAGATTTATTACAGGAAATTTAGACAAAATTGATAAAAAGAATATTAAACTCTCAACACCTACAGCCAACATTGCTGTTCGTGGCACAGATTTCACATGTACTGTTGATGAGCTGGGGCGTTCTTTGGTTATTTTACTGCCTGACGCTAACGGTATTTCTAGTGGGGAGATACTTGTTACAACAGGTGCAGGTACAGTTGTTCTCAATAAACCTTACCAAGCTACCACTGTCTCAGTTTTTGAAAACTCTCCGTCTAAACCAGTTATTCTAGATCTAACTTTAGACATAATAGATAATATGCTAATAGTTACTCCTCCTAAGGAAGATATCACTATAACCGAAGATCAGGTAGTTCAAAAAGAAAATATCTTAGATTTTAATGAACTGGATATAGACTACTTAGCTGAAGATTTTTTAGCCGAAGATGATTTAGAGTTCAATGAGCTCGATATAAATTATTTAGATGTAAATTTCTTAGAAGATTTACTAGATATAATTGACGCTTTAGCAGTAGAAAAAGAAGAAGACCAACTAGCTTTAGCTACAGGGGTTAATATTTCAGGTACGCTTGTAGGTCAAGATCCAGACACACAAATAACCACAATAGTTACAGGACAAACTATAAGTCTAAGAAGAAACGTCAGTGAATCTGTTAGAGTAGATATAGATTCTGGTGGTTCTTATACAGTTATCTTTATACAAGATGGAGTTTCAAACATAGTAAAAATCAATGGTGGCGGAGATTCTGTTATAACAATTAAACAAAGTAACTAATGAAAAGAATAATATTTCCTTTGCTTTTAATTCTTTCTTTACCCTTAGTGTTTCAATCTACTGCTACTGAAATACTAAAATTAAGGGTGTTTGATACTTTTGTTAAAGAGCAAGTTTCTTCTGATAATTTTGTCATACTTAATATAACAGAGGAAGACTTAGAACGGGAAGGAGGATGGCCAATACCTAGAGAAAGATTATCTCAGATACATATTGAATTGTTAAATAAAGGAGCAATAGGTGTGGGCTGGGTGGTTTCTTTTCCTCAGCCAGACAGACTTGGAGGAGACCTTATTTTTCAAGAGGCTTTAAACTACGGAGGAGCTGTCTTAGCTATGTTTGAAGACGGTAGTAAAAACTACCCTAAAACAACAGGTACTGTTATAAAAGGTGACGACGTTGGAGGGATATTCTCCTCAGGTGTTAAACAAAACTACATGGCTTATGAAAACATTTCACAAGGTATAGCTTCTGCTCCTGTTGAAAAAGATCAGTTAGTCAGAAGAATCCCACTTTTACTTAGAACACCAGATGGTTATGTTCCTGCTTTTGGTACTGAGGTTTTAAAAGCTCTAACAGGAACAAAAACATACATCATAACCACTAATGAACTAGGCATACAAGAGATAGCTGTTAGAGGTCTGCCTCCAGTTAAAACAGACAGGTTAGGCAGGAAATGGATAAGTTGGGTAAAAACACCTGAAACGACACTAGAAGAAATGAACGTACAAGGTAAATATGTTTTTGTGGGTGTAACTGCGTCTGGTGTTATGCCTCAAGTTGCCACACCAGTAGGACTATTGGAACCACACAAGATTCAGGCAGCATTAGCAGAATCCATTTTAATACAAGACAGCCCTTATATACCAGATTGGTCTATAGCTGTAGAGTTATTAATACTTACCTCCACAGTCCTTGCAGTATGGTTTTTATTATTTTATTTAGGTATTACATGGGGCATAGTATTAGGAGGCGTTGTGTGGCTCTCTACGGCTTTTGGGGGGATATACTTAATAAGGTCTGGTATCTTATTAGACGTGAGCTGGTCGGTAGTTTCCCAGTTTATAGTGGGTTCAATAGCTTTTTATCTAAGGTTTAGAGAACAGTATAAATTACGTCAGCAGATTAAGAAACAGTTTGAACACTATTTAGATCCACGACAAGTTAAAAGATTACAAGACAACCCTGAGTTATTAAAACTAGGTGGAGAGAAAAGATATTGTACATATTTGTTCACTGATGTTAGAGGGTTTACTGCTTTATCAGAAGTGTTACCACCTAAAGAAGTTACTAAAATAATGAATGCAGCTCTCACAATACAAGCAAATGTGGTTAAAGAATATGATGGTATGGTGGATAAGTATATTGGAGACGCTATGATGGCTATCTTTAATGCACCTATAGACTTAGATAAACACGAAGAAGCAGCAGTCAACTGTGCTATAGAAATACAAAATAGAATAAAATTAGCTAAACTTGGTGTAGAGATTGGAGTTGGTGTCAATAGTGGAGAAGCCATTATAGGTAATATGGGCTCTCACGACAGGTTTGATTATACAGCCATTGGAGACGCAGTTAATACTGCTGCAAGATTAGAAAGTGCAACAAAAGAAGTTGGTGAAGATATACTAATTGGCTATAATACTAAAAAAAGTTGTGATTTTGAGTTACAATTATTAGAACCAATAAAGGTTAAAGGAAAAGAAAAACCCTTAGAGATATATACAGTAGAGTATGGCAACAAGGAAAACTAAAATCGAACAACATGAAGAAATTTGTGCGATAAGATACGAACAGATTGAGCAAAGACTTGAATCAGGGTCTCAAAGATTTGTAAGACTTGAGCAAATGATTTGGGGACTGTACGCACTTATAATCACAGTACAGGTTGTGGGGGTATTGTATTCATGATAGGTGGAGTTCTTAGTAAAGTGCTGTTAGGTTTTGTATTGGTATTAAGTGGAGCAGTTTATTTATTGTGGAATGAAAATACAAAACTGTCAAGCTTGAACCAAGCGTTTGAACTAAGAAATCAGGAACAAAAAATAGCAATAGAGTCCTTACAAAATGATTTTGCTTTACAGACAGAAGGACTTCTTACACTACAATCAAGAAATCAGGAAATAGAAGCCGAAATGAACAGATATTTAGATATTTTTAAAAGACATGATCTAAGTAAACTTGCAGCAGCAAAGCCTGGATTAATAGAACCAAGAGCAAATAATGGAACTAAAGATGTATTTGATAGCATTGAAGAAATTAGTCGTAACATTGACGATCTTGATGACGGTCTGCAGTTGCAGCCTGATTCCGAGTAAGAATCAAGTTGAGGTTATAACTAAACCCATAGAAAGGAAGATCGTACAACCGATCATGCCAAGAGAAATAGATTTAAAAGAACCTTATTGGTATGTGGTTAGCGATAAAAACATAGAAGAGTTTTTAACAAGAATAGAAAAAGAACAAGGACAAGTCGTGTTTTTTGCCATGTCTGTACCAGACTATGAACTGATGGCATACAACATGCAGGAATTAAAAAGATACATAAATGAACTTAAAGAGGTTGTTGTTTATTATAGAAAAGTTACTATCATTAGTGACGAGGAGGAGTAATATGAAAATATCGCAAGAAGGATTATCTTTAATTAAAAAATTTGAAGGTTTTGAATCAGAAGCCTATAAATGCCCAGCTAATGTGTGGACTATAGGTTATGGACACACTAAAGGAGTCAAAGAGGGGGATGAGTGGAGCGAAAGCCACGCTTCTCATATGCTTGAAGTAGAACTAGGGGAATACGAGGGGTATATAAATAAACATGTAACTGCTCCATTAAACCAGAATCAGTTTGATTCTCTTGTTTGTTGGGTTTATAATCTTGGACCAACTAATTTAAAAAGCTCGACTCTTTTAGAGGTTTTAAATGAAGGCAAGTATGAACTTGTTCCTAGTGAAATAAAAAGATGGAACAAAGCAAACGGAGAAGTTTTAGCAGGGCTAGAACGAAGAAGAGAAGCAGAAGCATTATTGTTTGAAGGAAAGGAATGGTACGAGGTTTAATATGCCCTTGAGTAAGTTTGTTTTTCAACCTGGAATAAACCGAGAAGGAACAGATTATGATAATGAGGGTGGTTGGTTTGATTCTAACTTAGTTCGTTTTAAAAACGGGAGACCACAGAAAATAGGAGGTTGGGCTAAAGACTCCTTAGAAACATATTTAGGTATAGGAAGAGCCTTACATAGTTGGGTTTCTTTAGGTGGACAAAAATACTTAGGACTCGGGACAACACTCAAATATTATGTAAAACAAGGAGATGTCTTTAATGATGTTACCCCTATAAGAGTCACTACTTCAGCAGGTGACGTAACTTTTTCTGCCACTAACGGAGATGCTACGATTACCGTAACCGACTCAAGTCATGGAGCTGTCGTAGATGATTTTGTAACCTTTAGTGGTGCAGCAAGTTTAGGTGGTAACGTAACTAATACAGTATTAAATCAAGAATATCAAATAGCTACTATAGTCAATACGAACAGCTACACTGTAGAAGCAAAAGACACAAGTGGAGCAACCGTCACAGCCAACAGCAGTGATAGCGGAAACGGAGGTAGCTCTGTAGTAGGTGCGTATCAAGTTAGTGTAGGGTTAGACGATTATGTCAGTTCTACAGGTTGGGGGTCAGGTACTTGGGGAGCAGGTACTTGGGGCAGTGCCACAGACTTATCTTCAACTACTCAGTTACGACTTTGGAGTCACGATCATTTTGGAGAAGATCTAATGATATGTCCAAGATTAGGAGGCATTTATAGGTGGGTAGAAAACAACGGTGTAACTACAAGATGTGTTACTCTTTCAAGCCAGTCTGGTGCAAACTTAGTTCCAACAAAAGGGCTACAAGTAATAACTTCAGAAAAAGATAGACATTTAATAGTGTTAGGAGCAGACCCTATTGAGAACTCTTCTCGTAGTGGTACTATTGACCCTATGTTAATTGCTTTTAGTGATCAAGAAAATGCAATTGATTTTGAACCGAGGTCCACTAACACAGCAGGATCACTTAGGTTATCTTCAGGAAGCACAATCATAGGTGGTGTAAAAGCTAGACAAGAAACTTTAGTTTGGACAGACACAGCTCTATACTCTATGCAGTTTATAGGTCCACCGTTCACATTCGGTATAAACCTAGTCAATGAAAACACAGGACTAATGGCTCCTAAAGCAGCAGTTACTGCACCTAGTGGTGTGTATTGGATGGGTTATGATAATTTTTATGTTTACACAGGCTCTGTTAAAAAACTGCCATGTAGTGTATTAAGTTATGTGTTTGATAATTTTAATTCAAGTCAAGCATACAAAGTACATGCTTTTACAAACACTCAATTTGATGAGATTGGTTGGTTTTATCCATCAGCAAGTTCTAGTGAAATAGACAGGTATGTTGTTTATAATTACGCAGAAAATGTTTGGTCTTATGGTCAGTTGACTAGATATGCTTGGTTAGATGCAGGTGTAGAACCGTACCCAAGAGCCACAAACAGTACATATTTATATGAACATGAAACAGGGTATGACGCAGACGGTAGCCCTATGACAAATGTTTATATAGAGTCTTCAGACTTTGATATAGGAGATGGAGAACAGTTTGCGTTTATTAATAGAATAATACCAGATATAAGATTTTTAAACAACTCTAGTGGAGGACAAGTTAATTTTGTATTAAAGACACGTAACTTCCCAGGAGACAGTTTAGCTACAAACAGTACTTCAGCTATAACAGGTTCCACTCAACAAGCTCATATAAGAGCACGTGCACGTCAGGCTGTAGTAAGAATAGAATCTGATGACGATAACGTAGGAGCAAACACAGCTACAGGTTGGAGGCTCGGAGCTACACGTATGGACATAAAGCCAGATGGTAGAAGATGAGCAAACTACTCCCTACAAGGCTTCCTTTAGAAATAGAAGACAAAGTTTCTTCAGAAACGTATAACCGTTTAATAAGGATTTTAGAACTTAATTTAGGTGAGTTTGATCCAGAAAATATACGTCAGATTAATGATTCAGATAAAAACATAGCTAATTTTAATCCAGGAAGTATAGTGTGGAACACAAATAATGAATCTTTAGAGGTTTGGTCTGGGAGTGAGTGGATAGCTCTTTCTACACCTCAAAACGACCATGGACTATCAGCTGCAGGTGAAGTTGGTAAGCTCACAGTAAAAATAGCAGGAGCAACTACAATTACATTATGATGTTAAAAGGATATACAACTTTAAATATATCGTTTATACTTCATATATTAAGGTTATAAAGACATGAGTGTACAAGGCATAGAAAGTTTACAAGAAATAACTAATGCTCGTGACACATTATCCGTTCATGGACGCTACGGTGATACAACCATAGGTCACTTAACTCCAGGAGAGATGGTTCTTCCTAGACCATTAGCTGATGACCCTGTATTAAAAAGACAATTATTTGAAGCCTTTGAAAGACACGAAATCAATCCATATCAATATCAAGTAGGGCATTATGAAAATTCAATCAATCCACTCACAGGAGTACCTGAATTTGGTTTCTTTAAAAAGATAGGAAAGTTCCTTAAAAAAGCAGCACCAACTATCGGTAAAATAATAGGTTTTGTTTACGGTGGACCTGAAGGTGCAGCAATTGGTGGTGGTCTAGGTGGAGCTGTCAAAGAAGGAAACCTAAAGGCAGCAGCAAAACACGCAGCACAAGGGTTCGTCTTAGGAAAAGTAGCTGTAGGTGTAGGTATGAAACCTGGAGGCGGAATAGGTTCTCTATGGGGACAAGGAAGTGCAGCAACTCACATACCAGGTGGTGCACCTTCGTCTGTGTGGGGTTGGAGTCCACAGACATCAGCTGGTGGTGGTATAGGAGACTTTTTCCAAAATGTAGGAGCACGTGGTGCTTCTGCTCTTGGGGCAGGTTCAATACCAGGTAGTAGTAAAGCAATGAATTTGTTTGGTAAAGGAGGAGCATGGGATAGTATGAGTGCTATGCAAAAAGTTGGTACAGGTTTATTAGGAGCAACAGCTTTAGGTGGGTTAGAAGGAGGAGAAGATACTTCGGAAATGCCTGCACCAAGTGGAGAATTAAGTGGTTATTTACAAAGAGGGCTCACTCCAGCAACTCTACCAACACAATACGGAACAGAAGGAGTACCAGTATTTGCTCCTCAAGGAGCTGGTACATTTGCAGCAGGAAGTGAAAGTGGAGTAGGTTCTTTAGATCCAGCTACACAAGCCTATGTGGATTCAATGATGGAAGATGAAGAGTATAGTAACTTAATGTTCCCTGAGTTTCAAAGAGTAAATGTGGCTGGTGGTGGAGCAATATACGATTTTAGAGGTGGAGGTAATGTTATGGATGAAAATGGTCGTGGAGACGTGGACACAGTTGATGCTAAACTAGCAGATGGAGAATTTGTACTAACTAAACAATCAGTAACAGGTATAGGTGGAGGAGATCATGGTGAGGGTATTGAAAAACTATACGCCATGATGAATCATAATGAAAACAAAGCAAAACAAATGGGAATAGGTAGGGCATAATGGCAACAGAAAGTAGCTACACAAGAATAGAACAATTACCACCAAATATGCTGGCACAGCTTTTCTCTGGTGTTCAAGGACAAAATATTCCTGGTATTATGCCTTTATTAAACCAAGAACTTGTCAACAGAATGATGGGTTTTGGTGTAGAAGGAGCAAATCCTTACACTTACTCAGGTCAGCGTATAGCAGGATTTTCACCAGCTGAACAAGAAGCCTTTCGTATGACAGCACAAGGTATGGGTTCTTACCTGCCTTTCTTCCAAGACGCTGAAAGAATGACTAAAGGTGGTTTGGATATTTCTGCTGATGCTTATAGAAACGCAGCAGGAAGGATAAATCAAGCCGTACAAGCAGGAGAAATGAGCACTCAGGAAGCTCAAGAACTTTTAAGAAGAGTCCCAGGTATTGCTCAATCTTACACAGATCAAGGTTTTGCCCAACTAGGTGGCGCAGGTGATGAACTTACAGGTGCAAGACAAGCAAGTGAACGAGGTATAGGTGCGTTTGATCCTGCAAGTATTTCACAATTTTATGACCCTTATGAAGATCAGGTAGTTAGTCAGGTAATGGAAGATGTCAGGGAAGGATTGGCTCAAGGAGATATATCTAGAAGAGCACAAGCTCTACGTTCAGGTGCATTTGGTGGATCTCGTAGTAGGTTAATGGGAGAAGAATTAGCCGAATCAGCAGCCAGAGGTGCAGCAAAACAAATAGGTGACATAAGATCTAGAGGTTTTGCAGATGCAGCAAACAGAGCACAAGGAGCTTTTGAATCACAACAAGCAAGACAAATGGGTCAGGCAGGTTTATTAGGACAACTAGCAGGTCAAAGAGCAGGATTAGGAGGAGCTATGGCAGGAATGGGTGGAAACTTAGCAGGAATATATGGTAATGTAGCAGGTGGACTGGGAAGTATAGGTGGAAACCTAGCTAACATATACGGTCAAGCAGGTAGAGACATATATGGTACAGGTTCTAACTTAGGACGATTAGGAATGGGTGCTGGGCAACTAATGTCAGGATACGGTCAAGGTATTAGTGGACTATTAGGTCAAGACATTAACAGAATGATGGGAATGGGAGGCTTACAGAGAGGCATGGACCAAAGAGCTTTAGACTTAGCTTACGGTAACTTTGTCGGTAACTATAACTTACCTTTACAAACTCTTGGACAAATAGGAGGCATGGCTGCAGGCTTTGCACCAGCCTTAGGACAAACAACTTTACAGTCTGGTCAAGCAGGTAATACAAGTAACCCACTTATGCAAATGTTAGGTACAGGTATGCAGGCTTATGGTATGTTTAGTGGAAACACTGGCGCAGGTTCTGGAACACCAACCACTGTTACAGGTGGACAAGGTCCAATAAGTGCTCCAGGAAAAGGTGGTGGTCTCCCTGGAGGGTTTCCTATGACAGGTGGACAAGGAAATCAGTTTGCAGATATGCCACAAAGACCACAAATGGGAACTATGGACAGAATTTTATTTACTGACCCTATAACTGGTGAAATGACAGAAGGATCTTCAACAGACAGACAGTATCGTGAAGACCTCAAAAATTATTTTGATGCTAACCCAGGAGCACAAGACTATTGGAATTCTCAACAAGGTGCAGGTTTCTCTCCAGGTAATAAAGTAGCAATCGATCCGATTACAGGGATGCCATATACGCCACCTGAACAACCACAACAGATTAGACAAGAACCAGTGCTTCCTGGTAATTTACAAAATATGACTGTAAATATACCAACTACTGTTACAGGTGGACAAGGTCCAATAAGTGCTCCAGGAAAAGGTGGTCCACCACAAGTGGATTTAAGGTATAGTG